TAACATTATTACTAACCCACCATTCAAACTTGCTAATGAATTTACTTTAAAATCATTTGATGTAACTAATAATAAAATTGCTCTTTTTTTAAAACTTAGTTTTTTAGAAGGAATTACAAGAAACAACAAGATATTCAGTCAAAACTATCTAAAAAATGTTTATGTTTTTAGTAAAAGGGTAAGTTTTGAAAACAAAAAAGGAAGTGGAATGATGGCTTTTGCTTGGTTTGTATATGATATGCAATATCAAGGATTGCCTACGCTAAATTGGATTTAATACTGTATTAACAGGGTTTACTCAAACAAAAGAGGTTAAAATGGGAAGAAAACTTAAACAAAACAACGCACAAGAAAGACTCTTAGACGCTATAAGGAAAGGTCTAACTATTGAGGACGCTTGTGATTATGCTGGTATCGTTAAGCAGACTTATTATAATTGGATTAATAAAGATGTAGAAACAATCAAAGACGAAACAGCTAAAAAAAATTTTATAGACTTTTTGGACGCTCTAAAAAAGGCTCAGTCAGAATGTCAAATGTATTGTTTAGACTTCCTAATGAAAGATAAATCTTGGCAATCTAAAGCGTGGGTATTGGAGAGAAGATTCCCAGATAGATGGGCTAAAAAAGATATGACAATCAATGAAAATAATGAGAAGGTTATAAACTTTACATATGGCTAAATATAGAGGCAGAGAAGTTAAATTAAACAAACCCAGTCGTGGTGATGTTAAGAAGTTTAAAGTATTTGTAAGAGACAAAAAAACTGGTAATGTCAAAAAGATTAATTTTGGTCAAAAAGGAATGAGCATTGGTAGAAACGATCCAGCAAGAAGAAGGTCATTTAATGCGAGAATGGGAGCTGTATTAGATAAAGTAAGTGGTCAGAAAACATTATCACCAGCTTATTGGTCGTTACAGGCTTGGAAAAAGGGATTTAAATTGTGAATCATAATCAAAAGATTATGCAATGGCTTAATCAAACAATTAATGGTTTGAAACCATCTGAGGAAAAAGAATTTATATTCAATAGTGAATATGCTGGACGGAAAGTAAACATAAGAATAAAGATAGATGCCATTAACAAGTCCTCAGAAACAAGTAATCGAATCTCAAGCTCGTAACAGAGTTTTAATAACAGGAAGAAGATTTGGTAAGACTTTTATCGCCATAGGCGAGTTATTAAACTTTTCCTGTAAAGAACCTAAACAAAAAGTCTGGTATGTAGCACCGACTTATAGACAGGCTAAACAGATTTGCTGGCAAAAGCTCAAAGAGATTGCAATAGAGAATGATTTAGTCAATTACATTAATGAGACTGATTTAACGATAAGGCTACACAATAACTCAGAGATATCGTTGAGAGGTGCAGATAGATCAGCCGATACGTTGAGAGGTGTTGGATTAAACTTTCTTGTATTAGACGAATTTGCAGATATACCGAGTGATGCTTGGTTTAGTGTATTGAGAGCAACCTTATCAGACACAAAAGGCTCAGTATTTATGTGCGGAACGCCTAGAGGTTATGGTAACTGGGCTTATGACCTTTATATGAAGGGCAAAGAAGATAAAGACTGGAAGTCTTGGCAGTTTACAACACTACAAGGTGGACAAGTAGAAGCTGACGAGATTGAAGCCGCTAAGTCTGATCTTGATGAACGGACATTCAGACAAGAGTATGAGGCAACATTTGAGACATATGCTGGTGCTATCTATTATAACTTTGATAGAGAGCAAAATGTTAAGACCTTAAAAGATAATAACACAACCTTGCATATAGGAATGGATTTTAACATTGATCCAATGAGTGCGGCAGTGTTTCAGATACATAACAATATTATTAATTTAATTGATGAGATAGTTATATATTCATCAAATACAGACGAGTTGGTTAAGGAAATCAAAACAAGATACCCTAACCGACAGATAATAGTCTACCCAGATCCAGCTTGTAGGCAACGAAAGACATCTGCTGGTGGAATGACTGATTTAAACATATTACAAAACGCTGGATTGACAGTAAGAGTTAAAAATGCACACCCTCAAGTAAGGGACAGGATTAACGCTGTTAATTCACGATTAAAGAATACAAACGATCAAAGAATGATGTTTATAGATCCAAAATGTAAGAACATCATTAGAGGATTGGAAAGACACCTTTATAAAGAGGGAACTACGCAACCAGACAAGGATAGCGGATTTGACCATATGAACGATGCCATAGGCTATGCGGTAGATTATTTGTTCCCTATAAGAAAACAATACACAAAACAATTACCTCAAAGATGGAGCGTTAAATAATGTACATAATGAATCAAAATATGGATTCCTTAATTCGAGATAAAGAATTTATGGAAAACCGACACGATAACTATGATCTAATGATCCCTAGATGGAATTTTTATTTAAGATCATACTTGGGTGGAGATGAATACCGATCTGGTGGCTTCTTACACGAATACGCATTGGAATTAGATTTAGAATATCAAAATAGAATTAATTACACACCAATAGACAACCATTGTAGAAATATTATAAGTATTTACTCAAGTTTTCTATTTAGAGTACCACCAACAAGAGAATATGGCGTATTGGAGAGTGATCCTAGTTTAGAATCATTCTTAAGTGATACAGACCTTGATGGACAGAATTTTAATGCGTTTATGAAGAACGCACAGACTTACGCTGGTGTTTATGGAAATGTATGGATATTTGTAGATAAACCAGAAAGCAACGCACAAACTAGAGCAGAAGAACTTAGTCAAGACATAAGACCTTATCTGACAATGATAACACCAGATAATGTTATGGATTGGAACTATGTAAGATCCGCTAGTGGTCGATATGTGTTGGATTATATTAAAGTTAGGGAAGAAGTTACATCTGATGGAGCATATTTTAGAATATGGACACCTAATGAAATATCTTATGTATTCGTACCAGAAAGAGGCAAGATAAAAGTTATTGAAGTAAAGCCTAACCAATTAGGCACTATACCCGCTATTTGCCTGTATAATAAAAGATCACCGAGACAAGGTGTAGGCATTAGTGATTTGACAGATGTTGCATTATTGCAACAGTCTATCTACAACGAGCTTTCTGAGATGGAACAGTTAATTAGGCTATCCAATCACCCTAGTTTAGTTAAAACTCAAGGTGTTGAGGCTTCTGCTGGTGCTGGTGCAATTATATCAATGCCAGATGATTTAGATAGTGGATTGAAACCCTTTCTATTACAGCCAAGCGGATCAAACCTAAGTGAGATTAGATCGTCTATTGAGCAAAAAATTGAGATGATAGATAGAGCAACCCATATGTCTGGTGTAAGACAAACTAAAACCCAAGTACAATCTGGGATTGCTTTACAGACTGAGTTTGAAAACCTTAACTCGGTATTGAGTGAGAAGGCTGACTTATTGGAAAACGCTGAAGAACAGATATGGAGCTTATGGGCTAGATGGCAAGGTAAGTCATTTGATGGTGTTATTAATTACCCAGATAGCTTTAATCTTAGAGATTATGCTTCTGATCTTGCATATTTACAACAGGCTAAAGCAAGTGGCGTAAGATCAAGCACATTCCAAAAAGAGATCGATAAACAAATTGTGAGTGCGGTTATTGATGATGACGCTGTTATTAGTACGATTAATGACGAGATCACAGCACAAACAGAGGTCGGAGTATTTGAAACAGCACAAACACAGGCTGAAGTAGCAGAGGAAGATGTCGAGTAAGTTAGATTTATCTGAAGATAGCAAAATAAGTTTACCAGCAAAAAATTTAATTGCTATTCTTGGAGCAGTTGCCATAGGCACATTCTCATATTTTAATTTACTTGAACGCCTTACTTTGGTGGAGACTGAGCTTCAATTAATTACTAAAGACTTAGAAGCCGCTAATGACTTCATAGATGGAGTACCAAAAGGCGATATGGTTAGTCCTCAGATACAAGAGTTGTTTATGTTAGTTGAGTTTATTTCTAAAAACCAAGACAAACTTAAAGAGCAGATGGAAAAAGAAATACCAATGATACAAAAAAACGATATGGTTATTCAATTTCACGAAGAACGAATAATTGATTTAGAAGAAAAAAATGGGAGTTACAAACAATGATCGAAATAGTGTTTGCTATGATGATGATTAAAGATGGAAATAAAGTTTTAGAATATGTTCCAACTAAAGGAATGTCAGACTGTTTGGCTCAGAAAAGAGTTGTATCAAGATCCATCGGTGAAGATCAAGAAGGAATATATATCCAATGCAAGGAAGTGAAAGCTGAACTTGAAAATGATATGGGAAGGCTAAGAATTAAACGAATCATTGATTAGGGGGAGCTATGATGTGTCGTAACTGCGAACACGATTGCCATTGTGGAAATAATGGTCAATGTGCTATATGTAAATGTTCTAACTGCGAGCATAACGCATTAGACGAATTTTGGAAAAGAAATGCGGAAGATAAAGAATTACACGAGCCATATAAGGACTGAGAAGGGAACTTCACAAGGTAGAAACCCTATAAAGTCTACTATGAATAAATCTAAGAGAAGATCATATAAAAAATACAGAGGACAAGGCAAAAGAAGATAATGGCTGATAAGATAGAAGATTTAGCACAGTTGAGAGAAAACCTTGTAGATGATATTGAACTTAGACATACAAATAGATTAAATATAGCTCTTGAAAACTTAGAAAGAGATGTTGTTAAAATAGCAAACGAACTACCAACTAAGCAAGGTAAGTTGTTTGAAGCACGATTGGCTGTTGAGATAAGACCAAAGCTAAGACAAGCCATTGATGAACACTACACTCTATGGGCTGATGGAACTGTTAGAGAATACGATAAGGTAGCAAAACAGATTGTAGACAATATGAAAGTGCTACCAATACCAGAAAGATTTAAAACACTTACTGAAGTTGATATTGAAACGATAACAAACCTTAAAAGATTAAAGTTCACAGGCTTTACAAACATAGGAACGGAAACAGTAAACGCTTTGGCTGATAATGTTTATTCCTCGACAATAAGTGGAAAACCAATTAATGATATGGTTAAGTCACTTCAACAAAGAATAAACGGAGTTTATATTAAAGCTGATGTTGATGAGATAGATGAATTAGTTGAGTTTGTTGCTACAACAACAGATGAGGTAGCAAAGGCAAAGGCGATAGAAAGATTACACACCTTTTATGGTGCAGATCGTGTTGGAAATAATATGAGAAGATATGCTAAACAATTAGCACACGATAGTTTAATGGAATTTGACGGACAGTTTACTAAAGCAAAGGCGGAAGAAGCTGGTCTAACAAACTTTCTTTATTACGGAGATATAATTGGTGATAGTAGACCATTTTGTATAGCGAATAGAGGAAAGATATTTTCAGAGGAAGAACTTAGAGATAAGTGGTCATCTGAGAGTTGGAAAGGTAAATCAACAACCGATCCATTTACAAGTAGAGGTGGATATAATTGCCGACACCATCTACAACCG